TGGAGTACTTCTGGTAATGGGGAGTATTTTGCTATCGGTGTTGGCGGTACTGTTACTGGTAAGGGAGCTGATCTGCTCATTATTGATGATCCACATTCTGAGCAAGAGGCCGCCTTGGCTTCTGGCGACCCTTCGGTTTTTGACAAGGTGTATGAATGGTATACATCAGGGCCTCGTCAGCGCTTACAACCGGGTGGTGCAATAGTAGTCGTGATGACCCGCTGGTCAAAGCGGGATTTAACGGGTAAGATCTTACAGTCCGCCGTAGATAAAGATGGCGATACTTGGGAGATGATTAGCCTTCCTGCTATCCTGCCTACGGAAAAACCCTTATGGCCGGAATTTTGGTCACTAAAAGAATTAGAGGTTTTAAAGGAGGAACTGCCGCTTTCTAAATGGCAAGCCCAATATCAACAAGATCCGACCAGTGAAGAAGGCGCGCTTGTTAAACGGGAGTGGTGGAAAGAATGGGACAAAGAACTGCCGCCAGTTTGTGAGTTTGTCATTCAATCTTGGGATACGGCGTTTACTAAAAACGAGCGTTCAGACTACTCAGCCTGCACTACATGGGGTGTATTTTATAAAGACGAAGACCATAATGATGCTAATATCATTCTATTGGACGCCTTAAAAGAACGATTAGAGTTTCCAGAATTAAAGGAACGCGCCCTACGAATGTATCAAGAATGGACACCAGATGCGTTTATTGTTGAGGCAAAAGCGTCCGGCGCGCCCCTCATATTTGAACTGAGAAGAATGGGCATTCCGGTACAAGAGTTTACGCCAACAAGGGGTAATGATAAAATAAGCCGAGTAAATTCTGTATCAGATTTATTTGCCTCTGGCAAGGTCTGGGCGCCACCTAAAAGATGGGCGGAAGAAGTGATTGAGGAAATGGCAGCGTTTCCAAATTCAGACCACGATGACTTAGTGGACTCAACAACCCAAGCTTTACTGCGATTTAGAAAAGGCGGATTTATTCGGTTACCTAGTGATGAGCCAGATGAACCAAGAGAATTCCGCAGAAGAGTAGCCTATTATTAACAAGGATGACATATGTCAATAGATAAAGCCCTTTACCAAGCACCACAAGGCATTGCCGCAATTGATGCACCCGATATTGAAATTGAGATTATTGATCCAGAAGCCGTGCATCTAAACATTGGTGATTTAGAAATAGATATTGGTAAAGAAGAGGATGACTTTAGTGCCAACCTTGCCGAAGAAATTTCAGAACAAGTATTGGCAGAACTTGCCGGCGATTTAATTGGCGACTTTGAAAACGACTGCTCTTCCCGTAAAGACTGGATCCAGACCTATGTAGACGGTTTAGAACTTTTGGGTCTAAAGATTGAAGAGCGCTCAGAACCATGGGAAGGCGCTTGCGGTGTATATCACCCCATCCTAGCCGAAGCCGTAGTCAAGTTTCAATCTGAAACTATTATGGAAACTTTTCCAGCCTCTGGCCCGGTAAAAACCCAAATTATTGGCAAAGAAACTGCAGAAAAAAAAGAAGCAGCACAGAGAGTTCAAGATGACATGAACTACGAATTAACCGATGTCATGAAGGAATACAGACCAGAGCACGAGAGAATGCTATGGGGTATGGGATTATCAGGTAACGGTTTCAAGAAAGTTTACGTTGACAGCTCTTTAGGCCGTCAAGTATCTATGTATGTAACCGCTGACGATTTAGTCGTTCCCTATGGTGCATCCAGCCTAGAATCTGCAGAGCGTATTACCCATGTCATGCGCAAAACTGAAAACGAAGTGCGCAAATTACAGGTTGCAGGATTTTACCGCGATGTAGATCTAGGCGATCCTGTTAATGTCATGGACGAGATTGAAAAGAAAATTGCGGAAAAGTTAGGATTTAGAGCAACTACCGATGACCGCTATAAGATTCTTGAAATGCACGTTGACCTAGATTTAGAAGGTTACGAGCATAAAGATAAAGACGGCAATGAAACTGGTATTGCCCTGCCGTATGTCATCACCATTGAAAAGAACACCATGAATGTTCTATCAATTAGACGTAACTGGGATCCAGAAGATGAAAAACATCAAAAACGTCAACACTTTGTTCATTACGGTTATATTCCGGGCTTTGGCTTTTATCACTTTGGTATTGTCCATTTGCTTGGCGCTTTTGCTAAGTCTGGCACTTCTATTCTCCGCCAGCTGGTTGACGCAGGATCATTGGCCAATCTGCCGGGTGGCTTTAAGACCCGTGGGTTGCGAGTAAAAGGTGACGATACACCGATTGCCCCGGGCGAGTTTAGGGACGTAGATGTCCCAAGTGGCGCGATGAAAGACAATATCATGCCGCTTCCTTACAAGGAACCTAGCCAGACATTAATTCAACTGTTGAATCAAATTATAGATGATGGTCGTAGATTCGCTTCCGCTGGAGACTTAAAGGTATCTGATATGTCATCTCAGTCCCCAGTTGGGACTACGCTGGCTATTTTAGAGCGCACCCTCAAGGTCATGAGTGCTATTCAAGCGCGTATCCACTACGCCATGAAACAAGAATTTGGCCTGTTAAAGAAAATTATTGAGGCAGATGCCCCAGCGGAATACAACTACCAGCCAGAAGAAGGTAGCCGTAAAGCCCGTAAGGCTGACTATGGCATGGTTACTATCATTCCGGTGTCTGATCCAAATGCCGCGACTATGAGCCAGAAGGTTGTCCAGTATCAAGCCGTACTGCAATTGGCTCAAACTGCGCCACAGTTGTATAACTTGCCGTTTTTACACCGCCAAATGCTCAATGTTTTGAATATCAAGAACGCGGAAAAATTGGTACCGATGCAAGATGACATGAAGCCTGTAGATCCTATTACAGAAAACATGAATATCTTACAAAACAAGCCTGTAAAAGCGTTTTCTTATCAAGATCATCAAGCGCATATTGCAATTCATATGTCGGCCATGAATGATCCTAAGATTAAACAAGTTATGGGACAAAACCCACAAGCTCCAATCATGATGCAGGCCATGCAAGCCCACATTACAGAGCACGTTGGCATGGAATATAGACGCCAAATGGAGCAAATGATGGGGATTACCCTGCCTGCGATTGAAGAAGATCAAGAACATATGTCAAGAGACATGGAATTGCAGATCTCCCGCATGGCAGTACCGGCCGCGCAGCAGCTTTTAGGTCAAAATCAGACCGCTATTGCAGCGCAACAAGCTCAACAGGCCGCTCAAGACCCTGTTATTCAAATGCAGCTCAAAGAATTGCAGCTTAAATCACAGGAAGTGGCTATTAAAGAGAAGAAAATGGCTATTGACGCGGCTACCAAAGCGGATCAGTTGGAGATTGAGAAGCAAAGAATTGCAGCCCAGAAGGAAATTGCTGGTATGCAAGTCGGTGCCAAGACAGCCAAAGACAAAGCTGAGCTTGAGTCTAGGCAAAAAATTGAAGGATTGCGTATTGGCGCTCAAATAGGCCAGCAAAAAGCGCAATTAAACATTAATAGACAGCAAAACCAACAAAAAGGTAAGAAAACAGAATGAAAGACAAAATACTAGACCATCTTCTCAAACAGATAGATGCAAAAGTAAGGGGTTTGGAAGAATCCCTTGGTACCGGTGTAGCCAAAGACTATGCTGAATACCAAAAGGCGTGCGGCCAGATTACAGGCCTTCTATCCGTGCGTTTATACATAACAGACCTGCAAAAAAACTTGGAGAATTTTGATGAGTGAATTACTAATCGGCTCAAATCCCGATGATGTAAACGCAACAACTACTTTGCCTCAAACAGACGAAGATAAAGCAAAACAGCTACCCGAACCATCTGGCTACCGCATTCTATGCGCTATTCCAGACGCCGAAAAAGCCTATGAAAGTGGGATTTTAAAAGCGGACACTACTATGCATCACGAAGAAGTGTTATCAACTGTGTTTTTTGTAGTCAAAATGGGTCCAGACTGCTATCAAGATAAAGGCCGCTTTCCAAATGGCCCTTGGTGTAAAGTCGGTGACTTTATTTTAGCCAGACCAAACTCTGGCACACGACTAAAGATCCACGGCAGGGAATTCCGAATAATTAATGATGATTCTGTAGAGGGTATTGTTCAAGACCCCCGCGGAATTACTCGTGCATAAGGAGTAAAAAATGGCTGATTTTGAAAAAAAAGAATATAAATTTCCGGATGAAGTAGACACTTCTGAAGTAGAAATTGAAATTGTAGATGACACCCCTGAAGAGGACCGTGTTAATGCAAAACCAATGCCTAAAGAAATCATTGACGAAATTGACAATGATGATCTAGAGGAGTATTCCAAAGAAGCAAAACAACGTTTATTGCAAATGAAAAAGGCAATGCACGATGAGCGCAGGCGCGCTGACGCAGCGGAAAAGGAGCAAAAAGAAGCACTGCGTGTTGCTAATTTGATTATTGAAGAAAACAAACAACTCAAAGGACGCCTGTCCGATGGGGAAAAAGTCTACGTTTCTACTGCAAAAGAGAATCTTGTTCGTGAATTAAACGATGCAAAACGTGAATTTAAGGACGCTTATGACTCCGGAGATTCAGATCGCTTGGCAGAAGCACAGGAAAAATTGACAGAAGTAAAGATGAAATCATCAGAAATGGACCGTTACAAACCACAATATGATGAAGAGTCTTTACAAAATCAACAAAATGCTGTACAAATGCAGAATCAACCACAACGTTTGGACTCAAAAACCCAAGCATGGTTGGATAACAATCCATGGTATGGTGTGGACGATGACATGAGCTTCCTAGCATTAGGAATTCATAAGCGTCTAGAAAAAGAAGGAGTTGCAATTGGCTCCGATCACTATTACAATGTAATTGATGCCGAAATGAAAAAACGCTTTCCAGATAAACTGGATAGCTCCGAAGAGATCAAACACTCCGAGGATTCAGGAACCAAAGAGCCTGTTAAAAAACTAAGCACGGTTGTTGCTCCAGCCACACGATCCACATCTTCAAAAAAGGTAAAGCTCACGGCAACGCAGCTCGCTTTGGCGAAGAAATTTAATCTTTCTCCAGAGCAATACGCGATGGAACTAACAAAAATTCAGGAGTCCCAAAATGGCTAATACAAGAATTCCCCGTGAAATAAGTGACCGTCAAACCGAAGAACGGCCTAAACAGTGGCAGTTACCGGAGCTTCTCCCTGAACCGGACAAGCAAGAAGGTTTCGCTTATAGATGGATTCGCGTTTCTACTTTAAACGCAGCTGACCCCCGTAATCTTTCTGCAAAAATGAGAGAGGGCTGGGAACCAGTTCGCATAGAAGAGCAACCGAAGTTTCAACTGTTAGCTGATCCCAATAGTCGTTTTAAAGACAATATTGAGATTGGCGGGTTATTACTCTGCAAAACTCCAGTTGAGTTTGTAAAGCAAAGAAATGCATATTTCCAGCAACAATCACAGAATCAAACGGAAGCTGTAGATAATAATTTAATGCGCCAAAGCGACCCACGGATGCCACTCTTTAACGAGAGAAAATCCACGACTAGTTTTGGTAATGGTTCTTAAATTTAATTAGGAGTTTTAAATGGCTTATCCTACCGTCTCAGGCCCTTACGGGTTTCAGCCGATCAATTTGATCGGTGGTCAGGTATTTGCTGGTTCTACTCGCTTAATTCCTATCGCTTCAGGCTCCGGCACATCAATTTTTTACGGTGATGTCGTGCGTTTGAACACAGGTGGTACATTAAGCAAAGTTTCAACCACAGCTACCGCAACCGATGCAGTTGGTATTTTCTTGGGCTGTCAGTTCACAAACCCAACTACCAAACAATTGTTACAACAACAGTATTACCCAGCTAGCACAGTGGCTTCTGACATTCAAGCTTTTGTTATGGATGATCCAGACGCTCTGTTCAAAGTAGCGGTAACAGCTGCTGGTACATCAACAATGTCTGGCGTTACACGTGCAGCAGTTGGTCTAAATACAGCTTTAATTTTGACTACTGGTAGCACAACCACAGGTGACTCTTTAGCGTCTGTTTC